AAAATACTTCTTCGGACGATGTGTCCCAAGCAATTGGATGCGTCGAAATAACTTTGTAATTATCTTGACTTTCGCCGAATTGTTCGAAGATTGAAATTTCTTTGTCGGTGAATGAATTATGTTTACACATTGACAAGGCCGTTGCCGGCAATCCGACAATTTTTCGCGCTTGCGATTCATCGATTGACGGAAACGATGCCAAAATTATGTTCAATGCCGAATCCGGCGTCAAGATTCCGCCTTTAATTTGCGCGGCAACATCAATCAAACTTGCGATTTGTGATCCATTTAATGCCGATTTCGCAACATCAACGGCAACTTCAACCGGTGCAACCGTTTCATCCGTCGGATTTAATGCAACAACTGGTTCAATTGTCGTTCCATTGTCCAAAGTTAACGGCAAAACATCAACCAATTTCACCGTTCCAAGATAGCCACCAAGTTCCGCCATGTAATTAAGCATCCATTCAATCCTTTTTTGTCTTGTTGAAACGTAAGTCGTTTTGAATATTTCGAATAAATCGCCGGATTCGGCCGCGTTGAACGATCCTTGCTGCATAACTCCGAACAATGTCGGTGCGGTAACTGAATGCGCAACCAAGATGTTTTGTTGAACCGATGCTGCCGTCACTTCATAACGCTTGTCCAGGTCATTGCCGTTCAATTGTTGAACTGTTGGCGCTAAATCTTTTCCGTCCGAAAACGTTATTATAATTTCGCCGGCATCTTCGACCGATTGTGTTCGTCCTTTGATTGATTCCGTAATTCGGTGCAATTCTTCGGTTGATTCCGGGAATCCGGACGGCATATTGATCAACGTCCCGGACTTGAATCCGTTTTGAAGTTCGTACATGTGGAATTTCGCGATGTCAACATCCGTTTGAATGGCCGTCAATCCGCCGTTGTAAGTTGGTTTCGGATAAATTCCCTTTTCTTTTCTTGAACGCTTTGACGGTTCTTTGTAATATATAATGAATGATCCGGTTTTATTGGTTTCATCCAATGCCGGAAACATTCGAAGGTTTGTTTTTTCAGCGCTTTGATTCATCGCCGTCCAATCATCCGACAAAAAATAAAATCTTTCATCTTCGGTCATTCGGATTGCGTCAACGTCTAAATATTCCCACTTTGCGACGCGTGTTCCTTCGCGATTCCAAGTTCCTTTGACCGCAAAACCGCCAAATAATTCGAAGTCGAATGCCAGTTGTTCGGCGATTTCGTTCATGTCGAAAGGCGAATACTGGTTGTCGATGAATGTTTGCATGTCACCGGTCACAACTTCAAGGCCACCGCCGGCAATGTAAAAAGTTTTCGTTTTAATAATTCCTTGATGCCAGGCCGATCCATTGAAAAGGTCAACTAAAAAATAAGGATAATCATTTTTTTTGCCCCACTTGATAAATCCAAGCGCGCGGTCTTTTTCTTCATCCGGTTTGATAAATTCTTTCCGGAAGGAAAGCGAAGTCATTTTTATTTTATTGTTCATATATATTGAAATAAATCGGTGAATCGTATTCATTCGACGGTGAATCAAGTTCGATGACTTCGGCGCGTCCGGTTTCAACCATTGAAACGGTCAAGGCCGGATCAAGATTTCCCGGTGATTGTTGTTCGTAAATGTTATAAATATAATAACCGTTGTAATCGAAATTCACGTCAACGCCGTCAATCAAAACAAATTCATCAAAGCGCGGTGTTGCGGTTGAAATATTATTCAATACGCATCGATATTCCTTGAAGCTTTGTTCATGGATGAACTCAAATAAATACGCCGGATTCGGTATCGTTGTCAATTCCGTAACCGTCACTATTAATGGCGTCGTTCCGTTTCTTTGTATTAATAACATTTTCTTTTTTTATTAGTTTTGGTTTTTCGTATTCGTAAATGTCAAAGATTCCAAGATTGCAATATAATTCTTCTTTGCCTTCTTCAATGACAAAGAATCTTGTCATAACTGGTGACCAACATTTCGCGCCGATATACTCTTTTTTTATTTTCATAGTGTTAAAATTACAAAAAAAAAGGGAAAGAAATAATTTTTTCCTTCCCTCTTTAAATTAACCAAACTAAACGTTTTAAATAACCGGTGATTGTTGTAACAATAAAGTTGTATAAACGCCAGATGCAACATCAGGGACTTCGTCGTTTTCCATTCCATTAAGAACGATTACATGTCCACGTCGGTCGCCTTTTAGAACGCCGGAAGTGTATTCATTCGCATCCGCGATTTGAAGGCCTTCGCCGAATCCAAGCGCAACAATTGTTCCGTCCGCATTTTCAACCAAACAAACAACTTCGTTTTGTGCAAGCAAGTGAATTTCACTTCTTAATTCTTTGTTGTCGGATGCAATTATCATTGACAAAGATTGCTCATAAAACAATGTTCCGTTGTTTTTATCAACTTTTATTGGTGCGGTGTAACTTGATAAATTGCTTTTTAACTTATAAAGAAATACCTCACCGGTAACGGTCAAGGCCGTTACTTCGTTATTTAAAACGGTAACGCCGGACATTGCACCCAATGGGAACAATAAAACCGATTTGATTCCGCCTTTTCCGTTTGTACATGTCCGGTCATTATAACCGGCGATCATATCACATAAACTCATTTTCTTTTTTTTTAATGAAGGCCGGTTTCCCGGCCGTCGTGATTATTAATTTATTTAATTAAGAAGGTGAACTTGTTCCGTTCCAAACTCCGATTTGATTCAAGAAAGGGACTTGAACGCCAGCTCTAAATTTAGATCGTAAATAAATCACGTCGTCATCGAATGAATACCAAAGGTCGTAAGATTCGAAATCCGAAGACAAATCCGTTCCAAATACAAAGTGACTTGATCTTCCGGTGAATATGTTATCAACGCCGTTCAATCCGTTCACTTTAACAACTCGCATGTTTGATCCTGGTAATAATAATTCGTTCATTGTTGCGAATTCACCTGGATTGAAAGAATACAAGTTTAAGTCAACTAAATTCTTCAATAACAAGTTGAAATTTTCACGACCGGTCATGCAAATAAATTCTTCGCCTTCGGCAACATTCGCCGGGGTGTTTGTGAAACATTCGTAAAATACATCGTAAGCGTTACCAACATTTATTGCAGCCGTTCCAGAAGTGTTCAAATTGACACAACCATTCGCCGTTGTCAAAAATTGACGGAATCCGTTCATGAATGCAAGGTTACCCGAACCGGTTAATTTATTGCCATTCCAAATTAACTTGTCCAATTCTCTCGCATGAAGCTTCAATAAATAATCAGTGATTTGCGCTTCGAAAGGAAGTGTTTTGTCTTCGGCCATTGCGCCAGGTGTTAACGCGATTTGCGCCCAAAATCCGGCAAGGTCTTTTTGACAAAATTGTTTCATGTAACCGATTGTTTCAACCGATATGTCACGTTGTGTGAAAACGGTGTCACCATTCGGTGTCATTGTACAATCGCCGGTTTGATAAACGATTGAATCGTCTAATAAATTAAGCGCTTCGCTTCCTTTGATTCCTTGTTGGATTGCAATATACTTTAATGTTTCGGCTTCCGTTACGGAACGAACAATTAAGTCTTCGCGAATTTCGTCAGTGTACGGCGATAATGCGGATACATCGTAATCAAACGATGTTTTTAAATATTTTTTTAGTGACATTTTTATTTATTTTTATTATATTTTAACCATTCTTGTTTGGCGGTCAAGTTGCCAACTTTTGCGAATTTCTCGCCTTCATTCGTGTTATTTGTCGGTGCGGACTTGAAGGTTTCGAATTCACCTTTCAACGTTGCAACTTCTTTCGACAAATTGTTATTTGTATCGGCAATAACTTTCATCATTTCGGCAACCGCTTCGATGCTTGTTGCGAATGATTCTAATTTTGCATTGATAATTGATTCAACTTTTTGAACGGACATTTGTTCTTCGGTCGCAGCTTCTTCGACAACAACTTCTTCGGTTGCACGTTCGTCGATTATTTCAACAATTATTCCGTCGGCGTCAACAATAACCGAAACGCCTTCAAGGTCACCGCTCAAAGCGTGTGTTCCTTCCGGTGCTGGAATTGTTTCCGTTTCCGTAACTACGAAAAGCGGTTGACCAACTTCGAAAATGTCAAATTCAACGATTGTTCCGTCGATTAATGTTGCTTGTTCGAATTTATGCGATGCGCTTGCGAATGATTGTTTCATTTCAGCAATTAAATCCATTACTTTTTTAAAATTCTTATTCATCTTTATTTTTGTTTATATATATTATGTTTACTTGTTCGTTATTTTATAATTTTTAGTTCTTTTAATTTAGATTCCGACCACCGAAGGCCGGCTTTTCCACCCCACAAAAGAAACGATATTGTTCCGCAAGCGCTTGAATCGGATTCGTCATAATATACTTCGGCGCGTGACAAATAAGAATACATTCTTTTTATTATTTGAACCGAAATATTTCCTCTTTTGGACAATGTTGTCGCTCGCAATCGGCCGATCCTGGTTGCGCATTTATTGCCGTTCTTTTCGTTCAATTCAATTCCGCGTTTTGCGTTGTTGACAACCGCATCCGGATAATCATTATAAAATTTAATTAAATCTTTTTTTTTTTTAAATCTATTAAATAGAATTGCAAAAGTTCGTCGTATATTTTCGACATTTCGTGTTCTTCCTTTGTGTCAATTAAATTGAAAACGCCTTCAATCGAGAATCCGTTAAATTCGCCGTTCTTTGCTTTGTCAAATAATTCTTTGTCGGTCACCTTATAAGATACAATCCAAGATCCGTCGTTGGCATCGGCAAATCTTTCCGGTGCGGTGAATCCTTTTTCCGCGTCGATTTGATATGAATGAATCATGAAGATTGATTTGACGATTCGATTCGGATTGTGTTCCAAGTTTACGTTGTTGAAATTGTCTTTCCTGGCGTAATCAAAAATAATGTCCTTGATTGCTTGCTTTGTGAAAACGACATAATATTCTTCGCCGGTTTCTTGGTCGAATCTATAAATCGGCGTATCGGCCGAAATGGCTATTCCGGTGATGACTTGTTCTTCGTCGTTAAATTCAAATTTTACTTGTTTTGCAAATGTCATAAAGTTTTTTTCATGCGCCGGCATTGAAACAAGCGAATTGAAAGAAACGGTTGTTTCTTGATCGTTCAGGTCAATCGAGATTTCGTAAGTTGGAATTTCTTTGTTCATATATATTATGTATTTTTGTTCGATGACTTTTGTATTCCCTTATAAAAAACGAACATCCGATTTTGAATTGATTCAGTCAATCCGTTGGATTCGAATGTCTTTTCCCCTGGCAAAGATTTTCACAATTGGCGACGAAATCGAAGGCGCTCAAAATATTCCTTGCAAAGTCTTTTCCAACATTCGCGGTGTCGATGTCACTAATAAAATTTTAACTTTTGCCAATACAATCGGCGGTAAATTTATTTATATGAACGATGACTTCTTTGTAACTCCGAAGCTTCGCGCCGATGTTCCAATTTATAACGGTGAAATAATTATCAATCCAAAACATCCAGGTCATTATCAAATCGCTTGCAAAAATTCGATTGAATTCTTGGAATACTTTGGTCATTCAATTTATAACTTCGAAACACATTCGCCGGTATTAATGGATTCAAAAAAATTAATCAAAACATTCAACAAAGTTAATTGGCAAAGTGACAACCATTTCATTAAATCAATTTATTTAAATTCCAACCTTCCGAAAAAGATTCGACCTGGAACAAACTTGAAGCTTTCAACCGGTGACGTTGCGAAGGCCGAATTGTTCCTTCGCGATTACGGATGCTTTTCTTCATCGGATGAATTCATAAATTCAAACGGCGGTTTGTGGATCAAAAACTTGACTTTTGTTCTTGAACGGCCACTTTGTTTTGAGTAGATGAAATGTCGTTTTCCAAAACGAAAACTTGAACCGGTTGCGATGCCGTTTGTGCATCTTGAAGAAGTCCACTTGTTGACGTTCCGGTTGGTGGTGTTGATGCCGTAAAACTTGAACCGCTTGTTCCGGCCATTGAACCACCACCACCACCACTTGAAACACTCGGCATTGTCGGCATTGTTCCGCCTTGATATTTTTGATTTGCAATTGCAACCGCTTGCGTCACTCCAATAAGTCCGGCCGTTGCGATTGCAGCGATTCCGGCCGGCGAAGGTGGCGGCCCGAATTGCGCGATTCCTTTCGTGATTGCCGATGCGGTGTCCATTACAACTTGCGCAAGCTTAATCGCTTTGTCGCGGTTAAATTTCGCGCGGTTGATTTTATCTTCCTTGTTGAACGCGTCCATTTGAACATCAAATTTTTGCTTTGCAAATTTTTCTTCAATGGCGGTCTTTTGATCGGCCGTCAATCCAACCACGTTAAGTTCCGCTTGTTGATTGGCGTCAAGATTCGCAAGGTCTTCATCGCGTTCTTCATTAATCTTATTGATTCTCGCCGCGCCAATTTCGTTTAATAAGTCATTGACAATTTTTATTTGATCAAGTCCCTTTTGCGCAGCTTCAATTCCGGCGGTAACTTCGGCAAGTTCTTCTTCGCGTTCCTTTTGTGCGACCGCCTTCGTCGATGCCGTTGCGTCAAGATTAATTTTTGCAATTGCAGCAATCTTTTTCTTTTCAAGTCCAAGCATTGCGGCGTCAAATTCTTCTTGGGTAATTTTTTCATCAACATTATCCGAATTCAATCGCTTCAATAATTCTTTTTTTGCGTCCGATTGTTGGTTGTTTAATTCTTGAAGCGCGATTTGTTGATCCGTTGCAATCAATGAATTCAAAAACTTCGTTCGTTCACGTCGAATTCCTTCAATCCTTGCAAGTTCTTCAAGCGCAGCATCGGCATATTTTTTTCTTATTTTCGCTTTTTCAACTTCTTCATCAACCACCAATTGAAGCGCCTTCGCTTTTCCTTCTTCGCCTTGACTATTGGCCAATGCGATTCGTTCTTGGAAAGCGGTTGTAACATCTTCAAGTTCCCTTTGTTCCGCCGTCAATTTTGCGCGTCGAATTCCTTCGGCAAGTTGCGCTTCTTTTTCGGTCATCAATTTAACTTCTTCGGCGGTCAAATTCTTAACGCCTTTGTCCATTATATTTTGAAGTTCGTCGCGATATTCTTGTTCGGTCATCTTTCCTTTTGCGAACTTGTCATCAAGCGCTTTCAATTCTGTTTCGCTTGCCTTCTTTATTAATTCAGTACGCCAGTCGCCGTAAGTATCTTCGAGCGTTGCGATTTGTTTCGCTTGGCCTTCGGCCATTTGTGAAATCTTCAAGTTTTCGGAATCTTCGGTCGCTTGAATTTCACGTTCCAAATGTGATTTTAGCGCTTCAAGTTTTGATTTGTTTTGTTCCGCTTGCGTTTGTTTTGCATTGTTTCCAGATTCTTTTCTTTTATCGGCCAAATCGCGAGCGTGTTCCGCTTCCATTATTTCAATGTTGTTCTTGGTTGAAACAAGGTCATTGTAATTTTCACCGGCCGCCTTGGAAACATCGACCAAAGATTTCTTCAAATTTTTAACGCGATCCGAATCCGCGTCACCGGTCGCAATCAAAACTTCGATTTCAGCTTTATAAGCTTTAATCTTTGCAGCTTGCGCGGATAACATTACACGACCTTCGGCCAAATGTGATTTCGCTTTTAACAAAGCCATTTCATAAGTCGCTTTACCGGATGCCTTCAATAAATTTATTTCATGATCGTAATAAGAATCGTTTGCCTTTTGTTTTTTGGAAGATGCCGCGATAATCTTATTTTGTTCTTTTTCAATTGATTTCGTTCGCGCTTCGGCATTCGCTTTCAATTTACGCGTGTTCGCATCGTCAACAACTCCAAAATATTCAAGCGCCTTGACTATTCCGACAATCGCGCCAATGAACGGAAACAAAATCATGATTACGGTTTTAACCGCCGGGCCAAGTTTATTAAATTTATCGTAAGCGCCAACAACCGCTTCTTTGACCTTGTCAAAATTAGCAACAAGCAATCCGATTCCAACAATCAAAGCGCCGATTCCGGTTGATATTAATGCAATCCGAAGTAATTTCATCGCCATTGTTGATCCTTGCGTTGCAACCGTTGAACCAACCGTTGCCGTTCCAAGTGCAACTTCGCCGGCGGCTTGCGCTCGCGTTGTCGCAACCGAACCGGTCATGACAAGATTCCGAACTTTTTCCGCAGCCGTTCGCAATTGGATTCCAAGGATTGCGTCCTTGTTCAAATTCTTTGCAACCGTATTCACCGCGTTAACGATTCCTTGCGTCGCTTGTAACTTGACCATTGTTTTTTGCAAGTTTTCGTTTTCAATTCCGGTCAATGCAACCGCCGATTGAAGTCCCTGGAATACGGCCGCGCCGGTTTCGATTCCTTGAACCGCGGTGTCTAATTTAACAAAGTCACTTGACAAGGCCGTTGTCGCGCCTTTTAAATCGCCGATTGTGTCTTTCATTTCCGCAGCCGCGCGAATCGCTTCAGCGCCAACCGGACTTTCAACGCCAGCTTGCGCCGCAATGGATTGATATTCCTTCATCGCCTTGGTCATGTCGCGCATTGTCAAGCCACCGGCCGAAACCTTTGCATTCAATTCGTCCAAGTTTTGTTGGAACGCGTCCATGCCAGTTCCGCTCGATGCGGTGACTTGCGTTTCCTTCAGGTCTTTATTAAAATTCTTGATCGCTTGATCCGCGTTTTGAATATCTTGAACCGAATTCCCGGTGTCAACGCGTAGTGAAAAAACTGCTTCTTTTGTTGCCATTATCCGATTCGATTTATTGTTGCGATTACTGAAGGCGTTGCCGGATGCGGAATAATTAAATTAGCTACTTCCGAACGTAGTTCAATTGTTGCGGCCGTTACGGAATACATTATTTCAACGACGTCGCTTGCGGCCAATAAAACGAACCAATTCCAGGCGGCAACATGATAAATCGAATGGTCATTAATGTTGACGCGCGAATTCGTGTCGCTTAAATCCGTTCCATTTACGCGCAACCAAATGTCAATATGTTGTGACGAACTTCCGGTTGTTCTAAAAACTTGCGCCGAAAATTGAACGTTGTAATAACCGGCGTCGTTCACTTGCATTCCGGTTGTTCCGGAAAGTGCAATGTTGTTTAAAAAATTGGGTTGACTTATAAGCATGGCCGTCGGCGTGTTCGCCGTTGCCGTTTGCGTCGTGTTATCGGAAAAAGAACCCGAAGGAATGTTTCCAACAACCGTTTCGATTAGTTTATCGCGTCGCATTTTTTTCGATGTAAATGCGCCAGGAATGAATCCGGCTTCGGATACTTCAAGCAAATCACTCGCTCCCATTACGGTTGATTTTTGTGGTAATTGTGAAATCTTTATATCGGCCATAATTTATTCTATTATTCGTTTGTTAATATTTGATTGTTCCCGACGGACAATTCCGTTTTCGGTTATTCGGTAGCTTGGTGGAATAATTGTTCCGGCGCTTTCCCCTTCTATTATGCGAATCAGTTCGACCAATGTCGATTGACCTTTTCCGGAATCGTAATCATTTATTTTTTGCAATCGATAAACGACGGCGTCAATGTTTATTAAATTTCTAAAATCTAACTTGTTTATTATATCCGAATCAATCGTCGCGTACAATGTTAACATTTTACCAAATCTTGAAACGATTTCTTTGATGAAAGTTTCGTGATATTCGAAAAGGTTGTTTGACGTGTAAATTGTCGCCGGATAATAAACGACTTCCGGAACGCCGAAATTAAAATCGAATGTTGGATTGTCGATGTCGTCAAGGTGACCGACATAAGGATAAATTGTTTGTGGAATATCAACTCCAAGTTCGTTCCGGTGAATCCATGTGCCGGCGCGCATTTCGCCAAGTTGAACGATGAATGACTTCCCTTTTTTCAAAACGATTTGACCATTCCCGAATTCATCGAAATTCACCTGGTAAAATCTTGGAACAATTAAGTTCGTTGAATCAATCAAGGCCAATGGATGTTGTCCGAACGGAAGCTTCATGTCGGTCGTTTCGGTTGCATATTGCGATTGACTTGACAAAGTGAATGATCCGTATTGTTCCGCGAATCCGTTAACATATTGCATGTTCCAATAATCGTCTTCCTTTTCAAATAAGAAATTATAATCTTTTGACGCGAAGTTGATTGTTGGTGTGACCTTGATTTCTTTTGACTTGTCAACAAGATACGTCCAATCAAGCGCCTTGTCCGATCCGTTGTAAAAATCGGCAAGCGGTTCGATTTCAAGAATCGTCGGATTGTTTGCATCCGGTTTCAAATATAAATTGAATGCGGTAATTATTCCCTTCAAGAAAACATCGCAAGTCATGTCCGGTAAAAATGGATTCAAATTAATTGACGATCCTGGCGTGATTGCTTGTTGACTTTTGATGACGTCCAAAGTCGCGCCGGTTGATGTAACCGTTTGCGTTACTGAATTGAATCCAGGTGTCGCCAATATCAACAAGATTGTTTCACCTTGATCCAAAACAATTTCAAATGTCAATTCATCGTTAATTAACATGTTAACCGTTCGCGAAATGTTGAATGAAAATGTTGTTGTTGGTAATGGCGCGAATGAAGTTCCGGTCAAAACATCGGCATAAATTTGATCCGTTGAAATTACTATATTGTTTTTCTTGATTCGCAATGAAACATTATAATTCA